TGCCGGATGATCGCTTCGGCTTCTTTGTCGCCGCGCTCGTTCTTCAGCTCACGCTCTTCGCGCTTGATGGTGTCGAGCGAGATCGCCTTCGTGTCCTCGACCGTCAGCACCTGACTGAACCAATCCGCGTCGGTCTTCGCGTACTCGACCATTCGAGCGAAGTGGTTCCGGCCGCGGGGTGTCGAGATGAAGATCGCCCACCCGCCGTTCTCAGCAAGGATCGGCCGCAGGAATGCCCATGCGTTCGGGTCTGCGAGGGCGTACTCGGAAAACACCACGCCAACCGGCGGAGATCCGACCAGCGAGTTGTAGTTGTCCGAGCCTACGACCTGCCACGTTGATCCGTTCTTGAACCGGATGAACATGTCCTGCTCACGGGTCGATTCGCGCAGATCCTCGGGGAATGCGTCGTCGATGCGTCGCTTGCCGGTGTGACTGTTGACCGCGTCCCAGATCGCTTTACGCGACTGGTTGGCCTGCGGAAGCATGTGCCAGTAGCTGCCGGGTCGCTTCATGGCGCTCATAGCAGCCCAGTGCAGGGCCAGCTCGTCCTTACCAGACCGTCGGTGCCATGCCAGAGCAAGGCGCTTGGTGCCTTTCTCCAGCGCAACCCAAGCCGGTTTCTGGTAGTCGCGAGGTTCCCAGTTGTTAGCCGGTAGAACTATCTTCGACATCGCTGAATTGCTTCAAGACGATCGTCAGACCGACATCGCCCTTGTGTTCGACCTCAGCCTTGTCGCCGTATCGCTTCGGTTTGAGCTTGCTGGCAACCCACTTCCGTGCGTCGACCATGATCCGCTTGTGGTTCGGGTCGAGCGTCTCGTCGTCTGCAATCTCGACGATCCGGTCAGCATGAGTCTCGGCCTGAGCCTCTCTCGCGTGTGCGTATCTTTCCGAGAATTCTGGATGTTTCGTCAGCCACAGGAACACGCTCGACATCGAAGGCATGTCGTCCTCTCTGCAGATCTTGGACAGTGACTCGCCTGTAGCGATCCTCTCGCAGATCTTGGCGGTCAGCTCTTCGCTGTAGTCACTGGGTCTTCCGGCTGGCATGTCTTACTTCTTCTTGCGCTTGGCCTTGGCTGCTTCACGCTTGACGCTGTAGGCGATCGCAACTGCTTGTTTTTGCGGCTTTCCTGCGCGGATCTCGCGTCGGACGTTTTCGCTAAAAGCTTTAGCACTGGTTCCCTTAATTAAAGGCACGGTCACTTTCCTTTATTTCGTTTGCTGATCGCCGCGGCTTTCGCTTTCGCGTCGGCTTTGCTGGACGCGCCCCAAGCCCTAAGAGCCAGAGCAAGGCGAGTCGGTTTTCCATTCTTTTCCATAGGACCCGGCATGTTACCCATACGCGCCAAAAACGAAGCTCGGCGAGGGTTATCGCCAGACTTAACCGGAGCCTTGAGATTTCCGCCAGTCTCGCGATTGTAAGCAGCGCGTCCTTTAGCATTCAGGCCACCCTTTGCGTTCTGACCTTCCTTCCGTTGCCATGCTGGGGTCTTCATTCGATCTCCCTGTCGGCCTTTACGGGGTCGACGTAGAACGGTCTGTCGGTTGGTGCGCCCGGACTTAACGTCCTGCTAGGCGTTGCCGAAATGGTTGTGCGCTGGGTGCGGATCGCCTGAACCCGTGCTGTGATCGCGGCCACCCCGAGGGTTTGGCGAGTGCGTTGCAGTGGGTCGAGTTCGGTGTCTCCGGTATCGCCCAGCCTAGCGGCCACGCTTCAGTTCGCTCCTGACGCTGTCTCGAAATGCCTTCGCTGTAGGCGCACCCTTACTGCCGGGCTTGCGCATCTTCTCGCCGCTACCGGCTTTGATGCGCTCCCGCTTGGCATGGATGTTGGCCCAGAGACCCTGTTTCATATCTCGATTCTATGCCGCTGGTGGCAGATCGTCTACGGGGTCTTGCGGCTTGCGCACCCGAGCGCCTCTCCTGAACTCCAGCACCTCGGCCTTCTGTGGTGGCGGGTTGCAATCCTTGCACCTGATCCAGTCGTCTAGTCCATCAGACACCCAGCCGCTGTTGTTACAGCCAAGGCACGGTGCGAGTCTGATCCCATCGCTCACGCATTGATCCTCATCTCGTGTTCCTTCAGCACATCACGCGCCCACTTCGAGGGGCCTTCGTCATCCTTCCACCGGGAGATCCGTCGCAGGACTCTCTCGTACTGGCGCATCGTATGCCATGTGATCGCCAGCGTGACGACCACATCGATACCGGCCAGCTCCTCGTCAGTCACGTCGTCCTCGACCTGATACATCGCCATCGCTCCGCAAGTAGGGCGGTACCCAATCGTCGCCGAAGCCGTAGGGTTCTGGCAAATCGCTTTGTACCCGTACGATTTCTCGGTGAGTTGCTGCGAGTTCTTGATTTAGTTTGCGAACCTTTGCCCATAACGCCTTGATCTTTTCGGGCTTCGTCAACGGCTCGTTTGACGAACTCCACAATCTTTCGGAATTCATAATGCTCCTGTATGTAGATATGGTATTTAGAATTTCTACACCTGCGGGTGTACTCCACTCCGCAGATTTTGCACCGGGCCATATTCTTTAATCCTGACTATGACTTCGCCGTCGCCCTTGGCATCGTGCCGCAGTATCGACAGCGAGTCGATCTGACTGTCGTCTTCAATCACATCTGCTGCCACGATCGCGTCGAGTAACGCCTTCGTGATGTTATCGAGATCCCTGCGCCGCTTATCTGGCGGATAAGCATCGATCGATACAGCTAATCTTGAACGTATGTTTTCGCGTGGGATTCCTTGCTCCAGTATCCGATAGGATACAGTCTGTCGGTAAAGCCTACCGTCCTGCGAGACTACAGTGCGGCCGCGGTAGTTGCGCCAGTAATGATTCACACTTGGTGGCCACGGCAATCTAATCTCGATCATTGCGACTCCGTAGGATTTTGGATCGGCCTTCGCGTGTCGTCACCAACTGCTGTAGTGCGTTGCAATCGATGTCGAGCATGTCACAGATCCACCTGACGCTGCCGATGTGTTTCTGGTGCGAGAACATCCAGTGAGTAGCAGCTCGGTGCGACCCTTTCTTGTTCATGTCTCGAACTGCAATCCAGATCACCGACGCCCACAGCCTGCGATACGGGTCAGCAAACTCGACCTTCGGGTCGGCATCACTATCATCGATTCGTATCACGGGGATCTTTCCCTGCCAGCATCATCGAATACCACAATAGCTTATTCGCATCCTGTTCGGCTGAATCTTTTAGACCGAGTCGCCAGTTGTATTTAGCAATCTGACCGCGAAGGTAACCGCGCCACTCGGCTGGTGATAACTGCGCTTGAATCGCATCAATGCACTCGATGTCGCCGGTCTTGTAGTGCAGCGGATTGATAGCGTCGCTCATGTGTTATCCCTCGCACGGATGGCGGTCGCCACACCGCTCGGGCAAATATCACAGCGCGGCTCATAGGATTCGGCAATCAAAGCACACGCCTCACGCTCGGCTGCGGCAACGAGGGCTGTATAACGGACTAGCCACGGAGCAACCTCTGTATACGCAATTCGCAAACCGGCTTCATGTGCCATGCGGAATATGTTGTCGTGTTCATCGCGAGTCACGCCAGCGCCCTCTCTTTGAGTCTGCGAACACCGATGTCGCCGAACAGTTCTCGAACGAGTCCGACGATGTGGATGTCGCCGTAAACCTTCTTCGGTTCTGACTTGCGGATCAGATCTCCGACGTGATGCTTCAGAAAGTCACGCTTCTCGGAATAGTCAATCGAGCCGCGGTTCATGTTCAGTCTGGCAAGGTACGCATCTGCAAGACGCAGTCGACCGATCGTGGTCTCGACGATCTCTTCCCACATGCGGATGTTGTCGTTCATCTGATGCTCGAACCGAGCCTCGTCAGCGGCCTTCTGCTTGTCAGTCTTTTCGGGTTTCTCACCCGGTTGCAGTTTGCCTTTGCGTAACTCGAAGAGTCCTTGCCACTGGTTGCTGATGGATTGATTGACGACCTCGGCCTGATCAGCACCGTACTTGGCAAGCTTCAGCGCGGCAGCATGCAGCGAGACTTCCTTCAAGGGTTTCCGTATCGCCTTCCGGTAGGCTACCCATCGATCCCAAGCATCCTGATCTAATCCCTGTATCTCCATTGTTATCTCCTAGACTGTTATGACTGTTGGTGAATTCTGCGTGGTTGAGACGGAATAACGCCTAGTCCCAATCACGCAGAGATATGACTGTCGGAGCCATCCTGCTGTGAGCGACTTTTACGGTTTCCCGTTGCGGTTCGCGCTTCCTCACAATGTGCTGCGCGTCCAGAGTCCCGCTGCCCCGGTCTGGATTTAAGCTGATTCTGCGCGTGGTTTCCCCGACCAGAATTGCCGAGGGGAAAAGAGTGTTTGACATGAGTAGTACACCAGACTACCCTATCACCACTCTCTATCCCCACCGAGAGCCTACCTGCCCTGTTTGCAGGACGCAAGCCCCCGTTCAGGGGGTTTGTCGTTTTAGCGCCCTCTCGTGCCATTAGAGCGTTTCTTCTCCAAGACCTGCTGCTGCATCAGTTTGCGTACCTGACGAGCGTCAAAGCCTGCTGGAAGCTTTACAAAGCCGAGCTGTAGTCGCATCACCTGAGCAGGTGGAACAACACCGCGGCGAACCCATCGCGAGACTGCCGGGGCCGAAACACCGAACGCATCCGCGACATCCTTTTTGCGGCCTTGGAAGACCGACAGAATGATATTGATGTCCATACGATGCGGATCTTAACCTAGGTTACAATAGAAAGTACACGCGGAAAATGCATAGCACCGTGCGTACCTATTTTCTGGGTGAGGGTGTTGACTGTTACTTAACCTGTGTTAAGGTACACACATGGGCGGCACGGTGCAGCCCGAACAGGAGATACGACAATGCACTCATATGACGTCGAAATTAAAAATGAGCAGGGACATATCGCGTTCATTTCTGTTGAGGCAAGAAACAGAAGTCAAGCTGCAAAGATAGTTGAACGCATGGGTTACGCCGTCAGAAGCGTAAACATGGTTGGATAAAAGACAGCACATTTAAAGAGGGGCGGCGGCATAAGCCGCCCCTTCCACAGGAGATCCGCGATGAACATCAAGCTCGACGACATCATCAAGCATGACGGCGATACATGGCGCGTCTTGTCGCTTGGCCGGGTTCGGGAAGACGGGAAGATAATGGCTCACCTCGCTAGCACCACCCGCGGCTTCAACCAGCGCAACGGGTTTTGCCCACTCCAAATAAATGATTGGATTAGTAGCGAAGAAGTTGTTGACTTATAATTAACCTCGGTTACGATACACACATAACGACACAGGAGACGGACATGAAGAAGCACTACTGCAACCACTGCGAATCGATGCAAGTCTTCAACGAAGGCTACGGATTCAACCATCACGGTGACGAAGAGTTCGGCATGTACTGCGATCGCTGTGAGAACTTCGCTCACATGTGCAGCGAGTGCGGTCTTCATCCGGCGATGGACCTGTCCTGCGTCGGCTGCGAAGTCAAGCTGTACACACAAGATCCGGACAGCCTCGATGCCTGTATCGAGTGGTTGGCCGAGCAGAAAGACGAGTGCTATCAGGTCAAGTTCTTTCGTATCTGTGCCACTTTAGCCCAAGCCAAATTTGCGGAGGCCGCATGAACAACGACAACATTCGCGCTTACCAGAGCGAACTCGACAACATCGTCAAGGAGCTTTCACAGTTCGTTGACAACCCGTCACTCAACGCCCTGATCAAGAGTACGCTTGAATACGCATACGCTCTCGGCAAGTCTGAGGGATACGTCAAAGGCGTCCAGAACATGGCGGGAGAAGAGCGATGAAATCTCCTTGGCCGCAGTTTATTGCTCTGATCGTTCTGTTCTTGCTAGCCGCGGCGATGGACCCGTGCGGCGACGGCGGATGCTCACGAGCTGAGGAGGTAGCAAGCCATGCAAGATAACCCGTGGAACGACGACGATAGCTGGTGGCATCAGCAGGACGAAGAGATGCAACAGCAAGAAGAAGAGGAGCGGATCATCAAGTGTGATCAAGCCCTCGCAGAGTTGAAGGCGACGATTGAAGACGAACTACAGAAGATCTACAGGAGTTTGCAATGAGTGAGTTGCTCAAGATAAACGTCAATGAACACCTCGAAAAGAAGAACGGCCTCAGCTATCTGAGCTGGGCGTGGGCATGGTCCGAGGTGTTGAAGCTGGACCCGAGCGCGACGTGGGAGGCGGTCGAATACAACGGCATGCCGGTGTGTTTCCTGCCTGACCAGTCTGCGCTCGTGAAGGTTCGCGTGACGATTAAGGATCACAGCAAGACTTGCGTGTTGCCGGTCATGAACCATCGCAATCAGGCGATCAAGAACCCGGATGCATTCGCGATCAATACCGCCATTGTTCGATGCCTCGTGAAGTGCATCGCATTGTTTGGCCTCGGTTTGTATGTGTACTCGGGTGAAGACACCCCGGAGGGAAATGTGGAGCCACTGACAGTCGATCCCCGCGGGGATCTTGGTAAGCAATTCGATGAGACTGTTCGAGACGAGTTCGTGCGCCGGTTCCGCGGTGCGTTCGATCTCGACGCGGAGGAGAACGTCATCGCGCAGGCGGTGCTGGAAGTTCACAAGGAGATCAACAGCGACCATGACATGTACATCGCGGTTGCTGATTCGATGACGCCGAAAGAGCGTAGTGCGATTAAGGCGTATTTGAAAATGGCGAAGGAGGCCAAATGAGCTACGACAATACCAACAAGGGAGCCTTGTTCAAAAACGACAAGGGCGGGAATGACAAGCGGCCCGACTACCGCGGCGATCTAAACGTCGACGGCGTTGAGTACCGACTCTCGGCATGGATCAAGAAAAGCAAGGGCGGCATGAACTACATGTCACTCTCGGTCGAGCCGAAGGATGGCCAGTCGAAGAAGTCGCCGCCGGTTCAGATCCCGGTCGAAGACTTTGTCGACGACGACCTGCCGCCGTTCTAATGCAACGGATATTCCCAAAAGGAACACAGCCAGACCAGATCGCGAAAGCGGTCTCGGTCTTGGTCCGTGACCTCAGCCCCGAGGTGAGCTGGGAGATAACGATCAAGGCATTCAAGCCTAGACGCTCGAACCAACAGTGCCGGTATCTGTTCGGGGTGGTCTATCCGTGGATCTTGGAGCAGGGTGGCGAAGCCCTGCGCGGCTACACGAAGGAGGATCTGCACGAGTACATGCTCGGGGACCACTTCGGTTGGGAAGTTGTCGAGATCTTCGGGAAGAAAAAGCATCGACCACTGCGGCGGTCGTCGAAGCTGACCAAGCAAGAGTTCACTGATTTTCTACAACACATCGAAGTCCGGTGTGCTGAATTAGGGATCGTCATCCCAGAGGTGCAATATGGCTAAGAAGGATATTCCAGTCGATTTGACTTCGATGGAGATGTATCAGGCTGGACTCGTGGGTCTTGCCCGTCGCATCGACAGCATGAGGCGCAACCTCAGCAATACGACCGGAGTGATCAATAGCTGGAATATCGACATCGAAGGCGCACTCGGTGAGATGGCGCTGGCAAAGGCGTTGAACCTATACGCCGGTCTACCGATCAACAACTACAAAGAAGCAGACATCGGCCCGTACCACGTTCGCACAACAGAGTACGACGACGGGTGTCTGATCCTGCGCAAAGAAGACAAGCTCGACTGCCGCTACGTTCTGATCACTGGCAAGAACGGCAAGTACATGGTGCGCGGCCAGATCGAAGGATACGCCGGTACGAACCCGGCATATTGGCGCGACCCGAACGGCAGGCCCGGAGCGTACTTCGTTCCGCAGTCTGCGCTGGAAGGCTTATGAACCTGCGTCAGGAGGCGCGTGGGCGTGGCTGCATGGTGCGCCTGCCCGAGGTATGCAACCACAATTCAGAGACCGTAGTGCTTGCGCACGTTCGTTTGGCGGGTGTGTCAGGGATGTCGGTCAAGTCGCCGGATCTGATTGCCTCATGGGCGTGTAGCGCATGCCATGATGCTATCGACCGACGATCCCATACGGATCTCGACAGAGACTATGTCCGGCTGGCGCATCTCGAAGGGATGGCTCGGACGATCGCGCAGCTCGTGAAAGAAGGGAAGGCGTGAACTGCCGAAGCTGCCGACACTCAGTGCATGACGGTAAGATTCTCTTCTGCCGTCATCACGAATGGCCTGCCGATTGGAAATGCAACCACTTCACATACGAACCCGGAACAGACGAGGTCGAGTATGACGATCGACAATCAAAGCCCGGCGGGGGCATGGGCAGAAGAACTCAAGGCCGCACCGTGGGGCTACGGCCAAGAGCGTGACTGGCGCATCGATAACGCACTAGCGAACATCAGGATGCGTGGCCTCTGGTCGGAGGCCAGCACCCTAGCCAATGAGATCAATGCCCTGAAGGCAGAGATCCACAGACTCAACCGTAGTACGGCTCAACGTCCTCAATGTCCAGAATGAACGTCTGGTCTACCGGATCGATCGGACTACCGGATACGTTCACCACCTGAATAGCGACAAAATTGTCTGCATCATCTTTTGCATAAAACGAATACATCGTGTTGCTAGAGATGAGCGAGTATTGCGGTCGGCCTCGGACGGAACTGGTTCGCTTGCACCCGTCGATCTGGATGGTGGCGGCGGTTCCGGTGTTGGCGCTGATGGTTGAGAAGTTGTAGTTGGTGGATACTCTAAACCGAAGAAAAGAATTGGGATTCGTTGGAGTGGCATCCCACTCAATCAACTTCGGCCAATTCTGTGCGTAGTTGTCTTTGATCCAGTAGTAGTTCGTGCCGGTCGCAGCGGTCGAGCAGACCGTGACGAACCCAGCCGTGCCAGCAGTTGCGTCAGCAGTTGCCACGTTATTGCGCACTGTCAGGTTGTTGAGCTGTGCGCTGCTGCTCAGGTAGGTGTTGTCTCCAAACAAGACGCAAGCCGACAGACTGCCGCTCACATTCCGACGGACAAAACGATTGCTCTCAATCGTGATGTTGGTTCCGTTGAGGATGTAGATGTTCGGCGGCAGCGAAGCAGTTACTGCCAGATCGTCATCGAACGTGTTGTTGAAGATGTTCACATGGCTCGTTGAGTACGATCCCGGAATAGCCTGCTCACCGATCAGGATCGTATGCACCGCATTGCCGCGGTTCGTGAACGAGTTACCCTCGACGAGGATGTTCGTGCAGTTCGCCGAGTCAGAGGTGACGTGCGAAATTTCGAGGCAGCAGTCTTTGCAGTTGTAGAACTTGTTGCCCGTGAATGTCACATCGCTCGATCGCGCGATCACCGCAGCAGCACGGAAGCTGCCATCAGCAACTGTGCTTCGATGGTTGACGATAATGTTGTTCGCGATCAGGTTGTTGCAGTTCGTGCCAGCGCCCTGATAAATCGAGTGTCGGCCGCAGTTGTCGAAGACGTTCTCCGTCGCTGTGATCTGCGTAGCCTTCGCCATCAGGATTCCGTAACCGGAACCAGAGACTGTGCCGAGAATGTCTTTGAAGGTATTCGAATAGGTGAATCCCTTCGTCCAGCTACCGCTCAAGTTCGCATTGTGCGCGATGCCGACATTGATCTTGCTGATGTTCAGATCGTGGAACCGGGTGTTGCTGATCGTCTGACCAGAGTCACACCCGATCGCGGTCTGCGTGTATGACGAATTGTTGTCGCCTTCCAATGTCAGGCCGTCGATCTCGATCTCATCGCAAGTGCCGACGAGCTTGAAGATGTACGCGCTCGAAGCCGCACCAAACAAGAAGACCTTGCCCTTGCCGGTCAATCGAATGCGAGACTTGCTCGTGATCGTCAGGCTGCTGACAATCTTGTAGGTTCGATCAAACAGCAACGTGCTGCCGGACACCATCGCATTGATAGCAGCCTGAATGGCAGCGGTGTCGTCCGTAGATCCGTCGCCTACAGCACCAAAGTCTTCGACAGTGACAGACGGAGCGTCGACCGTGCCAACAGTCGGTTGGCCGCTCGTATCAAACTTCAGATACTTCGTGGCGCGAGTCGCTGCAATCGGAAGCGTTGCAGACAGAGACGAAGAGTCAGACACCGGGAACTTGATGGTTCGGTCGAGCGTTTCATCGAGCTGCTGCGTGATCATCGTCAGCTTGTCGACGGTCTGCTCCAAGCTCTCGGCAGGCAATCTGTCGTTCGGCAAGAAGTCTGTCTCTTGCGTGAGCGGCACATTGCGCGAGATGGTCAGCGTCGTGCTGGATGCAGGAGCAGACAGCATCGTGACTGTGCCGCCAGTTGCAACACCAGCGCCTGTTACCGTGTAGTCGGTATTCAGGACCTTCGTTGTCTGAGTGCCGTCTGCGGCAAGCAGCGTGACCGTGAGCTGTGAGTTAGCAAGAAAATAAAACGGCACTGCAAAGACAGTGCTAGTCCCATTCCCGCTATACGCAACTCTGGCTGTCGATGATGAAACTGTCATTTCTGTCTCCAGTGCTTTTGCATTTTACTGAGGGGGTGCGCCACCAACAAGGGCGACCGGGTTCTGGGTGCGGCCTTCGCTCATGGCAATCACCCCATCAATCGTTCTATTGATCTGAGCAGACGGCAGGTGCAGAGCGATACCTGCCACGTTGACACCGGCACGAACGAATGCGCGGTCGAGTTCGCCTTGGTTTGCTTGCTGACTAAACTTGTTCAGCTCGTTGAAGAATCGCAATCCAGCAGGTCCGTTGTAACCGAGTCCACCAGAAGTCGACAGACCGAACATGATCTGCGCAGCTCCGGCAGCTTCTCGAACTCCGACCATCGTGCCGAACAAGAACGACACTTGTTCTGCCGCAAGCTTCTGCGCGATCTCTTCGTCGTCGTCCTCGTCGCCGATCTTGAATGCTTCCTTGATCAGTGCGCCCATCACGGCAGGCACCGAGTAGATCAGCAGCAAGTCAGTAGCAAGACGCGCAACCTGCGCAGGGCTTCGCGGATTCGTTCCGCGGATACGCTCGACACCAAGGTTGTATGCCGTGTTGAAGTATCCGTAGAACACCGTGAAGATCTTCACGAACTCCGAGCCGCGCTGGATCGCAGCGAGGTCTTTCATCTGACCGCCGCCTTGTGATGCCAGCACAGCCTGATCCGCAATCTGGATAGACGTGTCTTCATCAAAGCCTTCGGTCTGCGCTTTCTGATACGCGCCCCACCATGTCGGGATGTCGACCGTCATCTGAATCGCAGTCATCGGCAGGAACATCGCTCCGTCGATAAACTGACGTGACTCAGTCTTGCCACGCAAGCTGTTACGCAAGTCGTTCAGCTCACGGTTCTGAGTGCGTTTGCGATTGCGCATGAAGCTCGACTTCTCAAGCACGGTCGTGCCTAGCTTGATCGGATTCTTTGCAAATTCAGCCACGCCCTGAGCGACATACTTGGGACCGATACGCACAATCGACTGCGTCAAGCCAAGCGGCTGCATGACAGCGTTGACGATATTGAATCCAAGACCTGCCACCATCGAGCCGATACGGATATGACGCAACGGTTTGTCGAGTGCGTGAGGATTGGTTGCCTCGCCTGCCGCGATCGCCTCGACCGCAGTACGCAACTGCCGAGTCATCTCTGCGCCGTAACGCTCACGGATCGTGTCATCGACAGCACGAAGGATTCGGTTGGCATCGACCAACCATTCCTTGTAGGCGAGGTAATGCACCACGTCTGTCAGACCGTTGAACGTTGCGTCCATCGTCAGCAGGATCGGTCGGCCCTTGACCTCTTCGGCGCGGCCCTTCACGAAATTGCTACGAACCGTTGCCGCAGTACGCGCACCTCGAAGCTGGCGCTTGGCCTCTTCCTCAGCAGACAACTGCTCAGTGCGTAAGCTCTCGCCCGGATCGTATACGGCAGGATAGTAACCGCCGCGATAGGTTCCGAACTTAGTCTGTATCGGCGTGGCCTCGATCCACTCAGGCTCCTTGCCCATCAGGTTGCGCTCGACCTGAGCGATGTCTGGGCGAAGACTTTCGAATGTATCCCACACCCCTTGAACAAAGTCCCACTGTTCCTTGGTAAGAGAGTCGAGAACTTGCTGCACACCCTCTGTCGTCCAGCCGCGGCCATCGAGCAATCGCTGACGGTTGCCTTCGTTGCCCCAGTTCAAAGCAACAGCAAGTCTTTCTTCCTGATTCAGACTTGTGTTGATGCGCGGGAAGAACTGGCCTTTGCTGAATGCACGTTCTTTTGGCAACAGCTTCAAGAGCTGCGCGAGACGAGCGGTCAGCTCTGCCTGCTTCTCTGCTTCCCAGTTTCCGCGCTCGTTGGCAGTGCGTACCAGCGCATCCCACAATGGACCGCCGTCTTTGAATCCGTCGATCTCGTACACGATGCTGGCCATCTTGCGATGCGCAGCAGTGAACGACTTGAACGCACGGGACATGATGCTGCCGAGATCCGTACGGGTACGATTGTCAGCAACGCGGCCGCGGTCGTTTGCAATAACAGACTCGCGGATCTCCTTCATCAGCGCATCAAACTCGCGCTTGTCTTTGGCGAGTAACAGCTTGCGCTTCAGTCGGCCGAAATGTTCTATCTGACGGATACTGTCAACCAGACCGGCAAACTCTTCGACGGTCAGGTTCTTGTAATTGACAGCCTGAGCTTCGTTGACAATGTGCGCCGGAAGATCCGGCTCGATGCCAAGTTCCTTCTGGTTCTCGATGAACTGAGCAAGTGCGGATCTGCGATCGATTTCTCGCAGCGATTTCTTGCGCAGATCAAAACGCTCAAGTATGCGATCGATCTGATCGAGATACTCTGGGTCAATGTTTTTGCGAGTGCCTTCCTTTGTGAACTTCTTCAGGTAGGCAAGACTGCTCTTCACGTTATCGAGAGCTTCGCCAGCAAAGCGGGTCGCATAGTTGTTGACCAACTGGTTGCGCTTCTCCAGTGCTGCCTCAGCAAGTCTGCCACGCTTCATGGCGCGTTCAGCGTTACGCGCAGCACGGGCCGCGCTTCCGCTGTACTGACTGACGCGCACGTCGCGGATCTTCAGGCGATTGATAACAGACCGAGCGAATGCCTTTGCTGCACCCGGCAGGGTTCGCTGCCGTCGACCGCCGATCGTGACTGTCGGAGCCATCGCCTGCTCAAGCGCAGACAGCTCAGTCTCGACCATGCGAGTCCGGGCCTCGTTTGCCAGTGCCGCGTTGGCAGCATTGTTGCGGCCCTCCGCCGTGGACAGGTCAGAGAAGTCGCGCAGCATTCGAGCGTCGGTTTCGGCGCTGATCGCTTCATCTGGTGTCGGCGATGCCAGAATGGCGCGGATCAATTCCGAGCCGCTGGAGAATCCAAAGGTCTCTGCGACTACGTCAGGGTGTTCACCGCTGACACCCTTCTTGATGTCGGCAGAAGTCGCCACCATCCGCAGCTTACGGAGCTGGGCAACAACTTCCTTGCTGGCCGTGACCTGCTCGACGTACTCGGGATCGAACCGGCTTGTCGGCTCCGCATTCGGGTCGTCGGTGAGGGGGCCAGTCAGGTATGCCCATGCCCGGTATATCGGCTGAGACATGACCTCCGGCCGAACCATCGAGCGCACATTGCGACGGGTCTCTTTCTCCTCACGCTGGAGCTTCGTCAATAAACGACTACGGGCGTTCTCCAGCCACTTCATGTCCTGCACCGACTTGGCGGTCAGGTCGCTGATGGCCTGCTGCGTAGCGGCCTCTCCTTGCGCCTGATAAGCCTTCCAGTCGATGCCAAACTTCTGGGCCTCTGCTTCGGTCTTGAACATCATGTCCATAGACTGCGCAGCTTCCCGAGCTTCGATCTCTTCTTGCGTTGCCAGTAATCGATCGAATACAGCACGGACCTCGTCATTCAGCTCGGCCTGCATGGCCTGCCCGAACGATACCTGCTTGCCGAAGGTAGCCTTGGCTCGTTCCATCAGCGATCGATAAACCGAAGTCAGCCACGAACGGAACCGATCGAACATCGGCTGAAGCTCGGTCGAGGGAGCCTTACCGTCGGCAAGGTACACCTCGAACCCACGAGCAAACTTCTCGTGACTCGGGCGCTGCTCGTCGGTGGACATGTTGAGCCACACGTCGAACTGGCTCATCTCTGGCGTGGCCTTGACGCCGAACCAGTTTAGGATCGTCTCAGCATCTTTACGCACGTCTGCCGGTGCGTCCGGCCGCGAGGCCAGATTGACCAGCATGTGCAGGTAGAAGTGACCGCTCTCATGCAGGAACGTCGATAGATCCTGCGCCTTGGTCAGGCGGATCGTCAGCTCTGAGGGGCTGAAAGATCCTCTGACTTCTTGGGCTTCGCCTTGGAAGAACTCTTTGCTTTTTGCTTTTGGGGCGATGCTGATTGAGCCGGGATCTCCCCAGCCATATCGCTGGCTAAAGTCTTCGAAGACTGCCTGTACTCTGGGCGCGAGAACATCTGCGGCCCAGTCCAAAACATCGGATCGTCCTTCGGCACGAATCCTTTCAATGTAATCTTGCCCATCAGGTTTTTCTCTCCAGTTGTTGCTCGGCATGTCGCCGTCAGACGAAAACATCCGTGCATCTGCATCAGGCAGCACAGTTTCCGCAACAGCCAAAATGTCGCTTTGCAATTCGGCGTTATCAATTACACCGAAGTTAACTAGTCTGATCCCATTCGGGCTACTAATCAAGGCGAAGGAATCATTCCATGCTTCGCCCTTGTTGTTTTTTAGCATCCACTCTGCAATGGCATTGCTAAGGTCGACCGTTTCTTGCGTGGTCAACGGCCTGCCAACGTCAATGTCTAATCCGTTGGCATTCTTTTTTGTGGTTGCATAATAAGGTTTATGCCAGCCGACGCCCTCTTGACGGGCAAGCAATCCCTTCAGTGCCGCATAAATGTTGAGCAGTTTTGCTTGCGCTGGATCTACTCGGTCGGCAGTTCCCTTTGCCGGGGCCATGACCACATTGCGCTGTGAGCTTGGCGACACCTCGCCCTGCCAGACTCCCGGCGCGATGATGTCGCTGTCAGTCAGCAACCCGAGATAGCTTGCAATTAAATCAGCACCGCTAATCGGATCGTAGAACACCCGATCAATGGCCTGCTGGAACTCAAGCTGTTGCTCATACGGAGCATCGTGAATGCCCGGCAAAACGCCAGTGCTTCTGCCGGGACGGGCCTCAAACGATATTTGCCCTATATGTCGAGCAATGCCATCGCCGAAATGGAACCCGGCAGCAAACTTATCATCCCTATTTGGAACGTGTTCGTTCGCATACTTCAGCCAGTTATCGCGATGCTTTTTCTCGTCGATAATGACTCGGCGCTTGACGCCCTTTTCGTTTCGCTCAAAACGAATCCAGCCATTCTTTTCAGACGAGTCTTCAGTTTTCTTTTTAACATCGGCGTTTTCCATCCGGGCTTTCATTGCAACCCAGATAGCAGCCTGAACCTGTTGAGGTTCCCAACCAAGCTCACGAGCAATACGGTTGGTTTCGTTTTCCATGAACGCATATTGCGTTTTCGAAGGAGCGTCCGTGTCGTACTCGGCAGCTCTCATCATCCACATGTCGATCGTTGCGCCTTGCGGCAATGTCGGATCGACTACGCGCAGAAGATTGGTGATGAAGTTTCCGGTTTTTTCGCCAGACCAAAATGCGTCAATGTCGCGCATGGCCTCGTTGGCCTTGGCATCTTGCGGCCCCGTCTTTACCTGAATCGGTTGACCAGCTTTGTATTGCGCCCACGCACGAATAGCGAAGGTTGAGTTTGCATCAACCTTTGCTTGCGGAGAATAAATCGACATCAGCGCCAGAAGCTTTCGAGCTTCCTTTAGGTCGCCGCCGACGTACTCAATAATCGCCCTGCCGCTTTCCTCGTACCAAAATCTTCCGTATTCACCTTCAAGCGCAAGATCAAGAAGTCTCTTGCGCAAATCCTCGATTGTCTCAGGCGTGTTGTACTTCTCTGGCGCACCAATGTACTTGCCGTCTTTTACGGGAAGTTTTTCGAGAACTTGACCGGCTCGACCATAAGTCAGCTTTTCGCCACGCAACGCAGACAAAACACGCGGCGCATCAATTACGCCGAAAGACAAACCACCCTGAACCTTGCGGCCGAGTATGCCTTTTGGAAGTGACTCGCGAATCTGAGCGACATCGCCACGAACAACAATTGCGCCTTCTTCGTTTTGCAGGAATGGGAATCGGCCAGCAGTTTGAATATCAACTGGCGCACCCGGCAAAGTTCCCTCCGGCAATTCAGTTTGCTCAAACTCACCACGTCCAACACCGGCAATGCGCAATCGCTCCTGCCCGAACAACTCGCTGGCATTCATGCCCATGCGACGAGCCATGACGTGATAGAAGGTCGAAGTCAGAAGGGCATAGTTGTCGGCCACATCCTGCGTGACGCGACCCGTAGCCATCAGCTCCTGCGCAACCGTATCTCGCACGGCTAGACGCGCTTCCTGCGCCGAAGACTCTTCCTCGTTCTGCGATAGCACGGTCTCGACCTGAGTGCGCAGCTCCTCGCTTCGAGTGCTGACGTATTCCTCAGCCTCGCGTTGGCTCATGCCGTTCGGATCGGTGCGCATCTCCGGCAACAGCGGAGACAGCTCCTGATTGAACCGGCCCATGACCTCGGCAGTCGGAATGCGAATCATCGTCCCGGCGCTTGCCTGCTCAAGCTGGGCCGCTACGGTCGGCGACTGGCCAGCCAATACCTCGGCAAGGCCAGACTCCATAAGCGTCTGAGAATCGATATAAAGCGATTCTACGGGGGTATCCTGCGTGACTGCCTGCAAGAAGCCCTCGAACGTGTCCACGTCCCGTTCACGGACGACAGACGCCTTGGCCAGCGTGTCGAGTTCCCGCAACAGATCCGCTGTGTCGGTGGCCTGCTGCGAGTAGGTGTCGCGCTCTAACAGTAAGTTGATGCCCTTGGTAACGGCGACGTTTCCGCCGACGCCGATAATGGTTGCGACCAGAGTCTCAACCGCGGCAGAGGGTCGTTCGGCGAGGTACTCCTTAAACGGTTTTTCAGGGTTTAGGTTTGCCCACTCGTTCAGGTCTTGCAGGATAGTTGCGGCTTGTTCGCCGGGAACCTCCAACAAGATTTGCTTGCCGAGAATGGTCAAGAAGGATTCGTCGACCTTTAAATCCTTGAACAGCTCAAAGACAGGAAGTCTTTCGGTTGCGTACTCGATCAAGCCTTGCAGCACCGCATACGGAGCGGCCTGCGCATAATCCAACTGCTCACGAGCTTTAATGTATTCAGTGCCTGTTGCCGACGCTGCCATTAGATTCAGGGCGTAGGACGGGTTGCGAGTGGCAAGACCCGCAGCCAGTGCAGGCAACTGCTGGCCGATAGATTTGAATCCGCTGTAAATACCGCCAGTGATCGGACCAACGATTGCTTGCTCACCAGCAACAAATTCAGCCAGACCTTCCTGCGCTTTTGCCTGCTCTGCAAAGAACTGTTCGGCAGCGCCGCCAGTCGAGAACAGCGTTGCGGTCGGGCTTAGCGGAGCAATGCCAGACTTGTTGACGTAATCTCCAATCGTGCGCAATGAGCCTGACGCAAGAGATGCCGTGCCGAGAATGCCGCCGACAAGACTTGGCACCCCAGACACAATAGCGCGAGGCATGCTCAACGCTGTCTCAATCAGACTCATGTTTTCGACATCGTCCTGCACTGAGGCAGCGACAACGTCGGGCTGTGAGTTCAGCCACTGCTTCAACGTCTTCGTCGACTGCACCGTGCTGGCAGTACGATTCAGACGGGCTTGCTGATCTAAATCAGGGTCAGGCTCGAACGGAGTCAGGGCCGGGGGAATGTTGTTCGCACGAGCCTGCTTGACAGACTGCGCAGCTAAATCAGGATTCGCATCGGAGACCGATAACAGTTTTTCCGAGACAGCCTGATCATTTTGCTTGCTCAACCATTCCTGCAATGTCGGCATCAGAAATTCACTCCATCGACCTCGGCTGAGTACAAGATCTCAATACCACGCGCAAAGTCAGCACTGGTAATGGTCTTGTTTGTCGTCAGTGTAATGCCGAGTTGTTCTCGAAGATCCGGGCGAGTCTGGATAAGTCTATACAGTCGTTTCTGATCTTCAGGCGGGATGTCTTCGTAATTGTATCGGAATCCGTACCGCTGAATGTCGGCCTCGGTAGCCTCAAACCGACGGACGCCCTTGTCGCCCCAGAAACTACCGGCATCGATGAGCCGACCCTCTCGCAACAGATCCAATCCGATCTTGCGAGTCTCGTTCAGCGTCAATGCGCGACCAGCCTCCTGAGTCTTGGCCTCAATAGCCTGAATCAACTGCGCCTCGAAGTTTGCAAGCTGCTCTGCTTGCGGGGTGCCTTCTTTCGGAGTCACGTCCAATCCAGCAGCGATCAAGTTATTGCGCAAAGACCTGACGGTCGATGCCGCAACCTTGGACGCTTGCTGACCCTGCAAGTCAGCCTTGCCGATTGATCCGCGTCGGGTAAGGAGAGAATTGTATTCAGTCTTCGACAGCGTGGTTTGAAGCTCGTTACTTCGACTATCAAACTCTTTGATAAACGCAGTCGGATCATCCGCGCCCATAACGTACAGACGAGTGAACTCGGCGCTGTCCCCGCGAACCTGACCATTGTTGTCAGCAAACCGATTCAGCGTGTCGAGCTGACCCTTTGACTTCGCCCAGTTATACAAACGAGCTGGCATGTCCAGCACGGACTTGCCGGGATTGGTCAATATCCATTCCTGCGCTTGGCCGCTCATGGAGTTATTGAAATCAGCCTCAGCAGCTTTAGCGCGAGTCTCTTCTTGGTTTATGCGAATGACCGTCTGATCGTAAACCTCTGCGCTGATCTTGCCGGACGTGTACATGTCTTTGACTTGCGCACGTTGCTCTTTCGTGGAAATGCCCTTGCCTGCAAGATCAATCGACAGTTTCAAGCTTTGATCGCGAACATCGCTTGTTTCAATTTGTTGCTTGATCTGAGCAACACGAGCGGCAGGAAGCTCACCTTCACGAGCGCCGCCTTTCTCGAATGTCTTCAGATAATCTTTGACGTAAGGGAAATTGTTGTCGCCGATAGCAGACGACAGCACCGCATCATGCACAGCAGCCATCGATCCGTTGACAAGCGCAATCTGGGCGTCGCCTTTTAGGCCAGCGCGGTTCGCGTATGCAATCGCACTGTTTCGCGCATTCTCAAGAGATAAGCCTACAGACGGCAGATCCTTGTAGTTTGCAGCGGCAGCAGCAGCCTCGTTCTTGTTCGTCGCCTCGAACGTCAGCTTGGCGTAGTTTTCGGTTTCGTTCAGAACGTGGTTCCGCAACGCAGAACGGTACTGCGTGTTGGCAGCATCAGCACGTCGACGAAACAAGTCACGCTGTCGCTGGTTTTGCAGCCCGGTGTACGTTTCTTCGATGGTCTTATCGAAGTCTTCCATGTACTTGCGCATGAAGTCGGCAGACACAGCATCGCCTGCCTTCTTGGACATAAATCCCTGCTCGGGATCGGTCATCAGCGTCGTCTGTTGTTCGCGGATCTTGTTGAAAGCGTCCTCAGCCTTGATCGCATCCAGCTCCGCAAACATGTCGGCAGCAGTGCTGGTGAGTTGCTTGACGGCTTGAATCGCCTGACCTCGGCTACGGCCAGCCTCAGCAATCCCTGCCCCGCTCGGAGCCGTGAGATTGGGAACGACCTGCTGTCTGTAAAACTCAAGCTTTGCCATGATCCTTCCTCAGCGTGTTAGCCGCTCAAGCTCCAAGAGGCAGGATTCGCACCGCTTGCGCCTGCACCGCCACCACCGAAGCTTCCGCCGCCAGCTTTGAATCCCATGAATGCCGCAGTGCCGACTCGAAGCAATCGCTGCGCTCCGGTCGGTTTAGCAGCACGAATCTGTTTCGCCTCTTGCCGCGCCATCGCGCCTGCTGCCTGACCGCTGTATCCCGTCATCAACGCATCAAGCTCGGCCTTCACAGCAGACTGACGGAAGGCGTCCGTAAACGTCACGGAGTCTGCGAGGCCCTCTTGCACAGCGGATGCACTCAGCTCTGAAAGCTGCCGCTCCTGCTGGCCACGGAGCGCCTCTTCGCGCATGCCAGCCTCTCGCTCTGCGACAGCGCCACGAGCCTCAGAAACACGAGCCTGACCTTCGAGTGTTGCCTTCTCAGACTCGACGCTGGCGTACTCGGTTGCTGCTGCGGCCGCGGCAATCGCGATTGAAACTGGATCAGCCATGTCTTACTCCTTGATCAGCGCGTACATGTACATGTCTCGGTTGCCCATAAAGCCGCGCATCGGCTGCGGCGTCTCCAGTGTGAAACCCAAAATCTCTGCCCACTGGTGAGCTTCCTCGAATCCGACATCAACGTACGCCTCGATCCTCCTTATCGGACAATTCGCCAAAAACTTCCTGACAGCCCGGTGGATCGACAGGAAGTGATGCGGGATGTTATCCGCGATCAGCGCCCATGCCATTCCTCGGCCTGCCCACATTTCAAACACTCCAGCACACACCACCACTCGACCATCGGCGATGCCAGTGTATGCCGGTCCTGCCTCCACAAACGATGTGCCGTAGTCCGGCTTCATAATCTGTGGACTCATGTAGGCTTGCGCAGGCTGTAACGAAAGCTCCTTCAGGTGCTTCGGCTCAAACTGCACAACCTTCAACATCGTCAGCCTGCCGTCTCCAATTCTGGATACAGCGCCACTACCGTCAGCGGCAGCGGCTGGTCAGCCACAATCCATATACGCCCGTCAGTCTCGTACCCGCCCGGAAACGCCAGCGTGTCCGTGTCTCCGGTCAACGTCGGCGGCACTTCGTCGAGCAAGTCGTTACCGCGGCGATAGATAATCTGATCGACCGCATTCTGCGCAGCACCGAACTTGCCGCCCAGACTCGCGTACAAGCGCATAGCAAGCTTGTGGATGCGTTTTGTCTTGGCCTGAGCCGTACCCTGCGCAGCGCCGTAGTCGAGCCTCTGCGTGGCCAGTGTTGACGTATACGGCAATCCAGCGATGACACGAGCGGCCGGGAACGGAAGCGTGACGGAACCGTTCGAGACCAGCAGGTCTTTCACCTCGGCACCGTCAGCCAGCACCGATATGACCTCGTCCTCCAAGTGCCACAAACCGGACACCGTCGTCGTCGTCAGACGCCAAGATCCAGCCTCAGCGGTCGTCGTCGGGAACGCGGCAATGATCGTGCAACGGACTTCTGTCTCGGACACGAAGCTAGTGATCAAACCACGAGCCGTGCGCCATGTTTCCATGTCTTCGTCGTAATACCGATAACGGATCTCGCGGCCCACGTCCGACGCCGAGAAGATCGGCTCATCCGTGCCAAGCTCGTCACCGTCTTCGGTCATTAATATCTCGGATGCTTCCGTTGCCAGCTCGAAGAATGTGCTGACCGTGAACGCAACATTGGTTGTTCCGACCACGTCTCCGTCGATGCCGATCGTCAGATCCTCGTTGACCGCAGGATCGTACTCAAGCGAAGAATCGAGATAGGTAGCGCCTTGGATGTCGTCGCCGTCTTCCAAGCTTTGCGCAAAGTATTCGATGTATCGCTTGGTCGAATTGCCGCTGACCTCGGTCAGAATGTAGCTGCCGTCTTCAGCCAAAATAGCAAAGCCGTCTTCCGACAGGATCAGGTTGTCCAGATCGTCTGCGACAGTACGCGCAACAACCATCCAGACATCATCAACGTCGCCATCTGGACCAGCAATAACTTGAACTGATTCAACCTTGGCATCGTCGCCAGAGATCGGATGCTGATGCCAGCCATAGACGTTTTGTTCTCGATCATAGGTCATGCCAATTAGGCGGCCATCTTTCAGTACGCACCAGATGATGTCGTCTGGTTCTTTTTGGTAAGCGATGCTCACGATCCCAGACTTGGTGATCTCGGGATACAGCACGTTCATGTCACGCGGGACATACGCTTCAGTCTGGATGTCGTAGCGCAATTCCATGATGCGCCGACCGCCGATACGCACGAACAGAGCAGAGTCTTCTACAAGTACAGGGTCAATCTCACGCGAACCCTCAGCGGATTGCAGATCAAACTTGACGTTCTCAGGGCCAAGCGCCTGACTCGAAATCGCCTCTCGAATCGCAAGCTCACTGCCACCAGTGCCAACGAGCAGCGCGTTACCGGCCTTCATCCATCGAACCTTGTCGACGTTGCCGATCGCGATCGTCAGGTTCAGCGAGTTCTCAGCAAGGATCTCGCCCATCGTGTCCGGTGCCATTGACGAATAATCGCCAGACACGGACGCATAAATGTTTTGACCGCCAGCCCACCACAGTCGGCCGCGCCAGAATGCAGTCTTGTACGGATACGCAGCGCCGGTTGCTGTACCCCACGCGCCGATTCGGTACTGACAGTCGTCACCGGCAACGAGTTCAGCAGGGGCAATGCCCGGCCCGATAATGTCGCACGTCGCATTCTGCGCATCGGTTACAGACGCGATCTTGACGACCACATATCCGGGGTGCAGATACAGCCACGTCACCGCACCGTCGGATTCGGTGCCTTCTTCATGGATCGGTCGCACCGTTCCCGTGGTGGCGGAGTTTTGCGCTTCGTAGTATTTGCCGCTTGATTTGCGCAGTTCCGTAGCCGTGATCGTTTTGTTGGTTTCCCACGGCACGGTTGTGATGTTGGTCGGCTCAAGCCGGAACAGCATACCAACATGCGCAGACTCGAACACGTTGGTCGTGCAAGTCAGCGACACGCCGGTTCCGGTAGATGCGCCGAGCGTGAAGTTCTTAGTTTCTATCGGCTGACGCTGGAACGGGCCATCGGTCGGCGAGTAAATCGCAAACGACCAACTGATGTTCCCTGCGCGTGTCAGTGTGCGAGGTTGATACCCTTCGCAGCCAATGTACAGCACGTCGCCAGACTGCGAGATCGACAAAGCGGCTGTGCCTTCCGACGTGAACAGATCGTCAATCGAGTATGGCGATGCGATCGTGTACACGCGAGACATGTCGCCGTTGCCGCTATACACACCGTACGATGTGGTGTTGATCGCCACATCATTCAGATCGTTTAGCTCAAAAGTTTTTGCACCAGCGTTGACGTTGGCAACCTTGACATACCGGCCGTTCAGCTCGGTCATGCCAAAGATGCCTTCGATGTAGAACCAGTCGCCGTTCGACGGATCAGCGCCGTCGTACGTCAGGACACCAACAGTGGCATTGCTGACGCCAACGATATCCTGCGCATTCTCCAGCACAACGCCGCGGTCAGTGTAGAACCGCACATATTGGTCGCCGAACTCAAGGATGTAAGCCTGATCAAAAGCAAACTCGAATCGTTGCAGCCAAACTTTCTTGTTGGCTTCTTTGGTTTGCAGGACGTATTTAGTTCCCGGAGTGCGCTTGGCTGGGCCTTGCGTCGTCGGAATGAATCGACGCATCCGGTACATCGTCGACGGATACTTTTCGTAGTCCGTCCGACCGCTCAACAGCGATCCAACTTCGCCACCGTTGAAATTGAGAACAGCCGGATTTGCGCTTGGCATTAGAGCCTCACGCTAATCCAAGTGGTATCCGCGAGGGACTCCGGTGGGCTTTCAATGGCATTCGAGCGAATGGCATCGCTCAGTGCAAGTCGATAGTCCCGCAAAGCTGATTCCTTTTTCTGTGCTGACTGCGTCAACGCTTCGCAGACGTTGTACGCAAGAAGCGACGCGAACGCATCATCGAACGCAGGATCAAACTGGGTAGGATCAGTAACGCGACTAAGGTACCGCAGATTAAGAGGACCACTGTCGTAAGTGAGAATCTTGTTCCCTTCAAGCTGGTACTCTGCGCCGCTTCCACTGATCAGGTCAGAAAGGTCAGGCGCTGGGTAGTAGTCGCCTACCTGCAGGATGCGAAGACAGTCTGACGGGATCGGGTACTGATTCTCGTACTCGAACACAGGCGTCTCTGTCTCTGCAGCCAACTGCACTCGCTTCACGCAGAAGCGCCAGTTGTAGGTGCGCTGCAGTTTGTCGCGCATCATCTCGTAAATAGCAGAAATCTCACGGGCAGGTTTTGTGTTGTCCGTGAGATTCGTGATCCTCAAATCCCCGACTTTCGTCAGGGCGAGGTTGGCAATCGCGGTATCGCTATTAGCCACGGGCTTCTCCCGAGGCTATTAAGCCGGAGGCCAAGTATCCTGAAAGATAGCTTCCTTCAGAACATCGATTGCCAGAAGGACTTCTTGCTTGCTCATGTTCGCAGCAAGATCCACGCGCACTTCAACGTCCGTGGTTGCCGTAGAAGCGGCACCTTCGGTCACGTTGCGAACGCCTTGCTCACCGCGATCAATTCCGTAAAAACGATCTGCCATGACTCTCTCCTAAGAGAAAGGGGCAGGCCGGTTTCCCGACCCGCCCCAGTTCATTACGCCGTATAACGACCGATCAGCTTCACAGTGCCGGTAGCGTCAGCCGCCGCCGTCAATGTGAAAGCTACATCGTAGAACACCGACGGATCAGAGGTAAGACCGAGAGCGTCCCACAGCTCTTTGCCGCTGTTCGCGATCGAGAACACAGCCGACTCGTGCAGAACATCCACGCCGTTCAGCGCACCGTCCTTGAGGGACAGAGCCGAGGCGAAGAAGTCAGCATCAACCACAGCGCCGCCGTCCTTGGCCGTGCGATACAGGCCAATGTCGGAAATCGTCGTGGTGCCAATGTCCGGCGAATAGATTCGAAGATCGGTTACGACCGCATTCGAAGGAACGCGGAACATGCGATAAGTCGAATCAATGCTGTCGCCAGAAGTGATCGCCGCCGTTGCGACTTCGACATGCTCAAAACCACCGTCTACACGAGGGCTATTGAGTACAACCGGGATCGCGTCTGCGTTAGTGATAAGGGTTGACTTAACTGCTACAACTGCCATTTTCGTTTACTCCCTTATTCCGCACACAGGATGTCAACAACCTTCTTCTCTTCCGTGCGGGTAGCACCGAAGGTACCCATCAGATAGATCTGATACGGGAGCGAAGAAAGATCGCGACGCTGCGTGATGTCGGACATGATGTCATTCCACATGCCGAGGTGAACGCCAGACGGCACCCACACCGGGCAGCGACGGTTGCTTGAAGTCGTCGGCAACCGCTCACTGTGGATGAAGTTGATGCCAAGGAACTGCATGATCTTGCCGTCCTTCAACACCGGCGTGTCGCCGTTGAAGTCAGACGAAACAACCTGCATCTGGCCCAAGAGATCGTCGTGCTGCTCGGCAGAGATGGCGCAGTACACCGGCTCGGCGTCGAGATCGACTTCGTTCTCCATCAGGATGCGACGCGCTTCGCGCAGCTTGTCGACCGTGAGGCCCACGTTGCCAGAGGCAGCGTAGTTCACAGCAACGCGCTGGTTCGTCGTGTCGAATCCCGTGGTCGTGCCACCAGACTCGCCGGTCTTGTTGTCGCCCAACATACCAGCAATGATGACATCGTCCATCGCACGGCCCATCGCGTAGAGACCGTTCTGCGTGTAAGCAGACTGCGGGTCGGCGAGGAGACGGAGCTTGTCGAAGTTGTCGATCAGGTCAGCCCAGTCGAAATCTTCCGGGAACACCCAGCGACGGGCGTTCGGCGTGTTGACAGGAACGATCGGGGTGTAGCGGGTCGAAACCGCACGAGCAGCGGTAGCACCGTACTGCGTGACGACTTCAGACTGTTTGCCCTTGTAGCTGCCCATCTGCACAGACGAGCGGAGCTTCGAACCCTTCTGCTGGAGAAGGATGCTGACGTTGGTGCCGTATTGTACGGCATATGCACTAGCAATATTGTCGGCCATGATAGCCCTCCAAAAAAACTAAATAAGTAGTGTTTCTCGGATGGCTTGTCCGTTTCCGGGGCCAGAATCCTTGCAAGATACACTCTTGCCCAGCGATCGTCTTTCCGATTGTCAGCGGGGTCTTACGACTTACCCGTTCCTGAAAAAAGGCCCAGAGGGGTTACCTCCGGGCCAACATTACTCTCTAGGAGAAAACTAACAGGAGGTACATGTGAATACTATACCTCCCGTATCACACTCGCAACTAGCCTGTAAAGAGTTCCGGGTTAGCCATTTTCTGCAATGCCATCATCTCGTCGATAGCACCTTGCCGGATCTTCGGATCTTGGTTCATGTAACGAGCCATGAACTCTTGATCGGTGAACTTCGCCTTGATCTTGGCGTCGGCCTGAGCGGGGGTCATCTTGCCGCCGCTTAGAGCGTCGTTCGAGACGAAGGTTCCCTCTTGGAATGATGATCCGACCGAGTGGAAGAGCTTGATCAGCTTCGCCGTGCCGATCGCCTTCTCCATCGCATCGAACGCATCCGCGTCCAGTCCGGCCTCCTTCGAGAACTTGATGGCCGCTCTACGGGCAATCTCCTCGTTCTGCGCGGCAGCGACGCCCCACTCCCTTTGCAGGGCGGAATACTCAGCGTCCACCTGCTGCTGGAATGCGGCCTCTTGCTGCTCGACAATCGACCCGCTCATCTCGTTCCACTTCTCGGCCAGAGCCTTGGCCTGCTTCGAAGTCAGACCGGCCTCAAACATCACCGGAGCGAACGCCTCAGCGAACGAGCGGTCTTGCCCATCCGGCACTGGCAGTTCGTACTTGTCTGCGCTCTCCGGCCGTCCTAGGCGGTTATACAGCGAGTTCCAGCCCTCGGTGTCGTCATCCGACTTGGGGGCGAGAATGGTGCGACCGGCCTTGTCAGCGCCGAACACCTTTTCGAGGTTCTGGTAAGACAGCAAAGCCTCGCCGGGATGCTTCCACCCCTTGGCCTTGACCATCTCGCCGAGTTGGCCGACCTGATCGGGGGCCATACCTTCCATTGCATACCATGACGGAGCGCCCGTCGTTCCGGCGCTGTCGCCGGGTTGCCCGTTCGAGACGGACCCGTTGTCGTCACTCATCGATGAATTCCTCTTGCAGATTGGTCAAGGTCTTCTCGTCTAAGTGCAGCGCCTCGACAATGAGCTGCACCGTTTCTTGGCGACCGACCATGCGGCCAACCTCGAACATGTCTGTCTTGCTAACGCTGCCTGCGTAGACAGGCGGCTTGCCGTAGCGGCTGAATCGCTTCAGGTGCGCCATGATGATTCGACCGTTTTCCGATAACTGCCCGGTCTTATCGTCGAGCAGTGCGCGTTTGTAAGCTCTCGACTTGAACACTGCTCTCGCAACACGAGAACGCATTATTGCCATCATGCTCGGCATCAGCGATTCCTCATCCATGTCAGGTAGTCAGCGCCTTCCAATGGGTCCCACCAGACCTTGATCAGATCTGGATGGTCGCTCGGTAGATCAGGGTTGATCGTTGTCAGCATGCAAGGCGATAGCGAGTTGTCGCGGAATCCGCGCTCCTTTGCGTATCGATCAAAAATCTTATAACTGGCCACCTTACACGCATGCATGGTGATACCCGAGATCGGGTCTTTGAGGACGCTGTACGCGCTCTCGTGCTTGTGTCCTGCGACGTATAGGTGATCTCTCGTCCCCATAAGCGCAGCTTTCATCGGGCCGTGGGCCGGATTCCAGATTGATGAACCAGAGTGATCGTGACGAGCATTCACGCGCACTTCCAATCCGTTCGGAAACTTCAGCGCAAGTCGAGCCTCACTCGATTTGTACATCGAGTTCTGCTGCTTCGCCATCCACTTCAACGGATCGCCAGCGCCGCTCCATGCATCGTGATTGCCAGCGATCATGTACAGCCAACGGCAGCGACCGACGAACCATTCTGCAAGTCGCCAAGCCTGCGATGCGGATGTCGCCTGATCGCCGTAAAGTCTTGCTAAACGTCCGACCCAGTTGTTCGTGGTATCCCCGACATTGCAGGCGAATAATCCTTCGACCTTGCGGCAAAGTTCTGTGTGTTGTTCGAGGGCTTCGATGTCCGTGCCATCATCATCGACATGCGGATCGCCGAAGTGCAGCAAACCGATCGGCCCTTGAATCTTTATGCGTACCTCGACAAGTTTCGAGGATTCTTCGTGTAGGCGCTTGTGCTGAAACTTGCGCTTGCGCTGCTCGACCAGCTCCTCGATTGGAATGTCGTCGTCCGGTATCGGTGTGAACTCGAACGCTTCATCGTTCGGGATCTGCCTGCCCGGCTGATACGTCGACCGTGGAATCTCGTACCCGCTCTTTTCCATCCGAGCGAGGCGCTTCAACATCGTTCGGGTATTTAGCCCAAGCTCGTTGGCAGCATTAGCGCGAACGCCTTTGTGTCTGCGCAATGATTCAATGATCTGCTCATCTGTCGCCTTTGGGGCTACCACAGCATCACCTCTTTCTGGTTACCTTGATGCCGAGTTCCTTTCGGCGCTCTTCAGTGCGTTTGTCGTCGCGCACCGCTGCCCACTCCAGATGTCCGTCAACGAGTCGGTACTGTTCCTTGTGAACCAATGCGCAGTCGCAGCATTCGGTGTGGGTATATCCTTTGACCCGATACCAAACCCCGTCGTACATCTGAACAGTCGGGATCTTTTTCTTGGCCATCAGAACAACGCGGCTTCCGCCTTGCGCCTCCGTACCAGACCCGGCAGCACTCTCCCGCCGCCACGAGTCCATCGCATGAGTTGCTCTTTCGCGCCGTCCCAATCCTTTTGATCGACGCGCTTGCGAAGTGTGCTGGCACGGTACCGACCGACGCCGAGGTTGTAGGCGAAGTCGGTCATCGCAGCGAACGCACCCGGATGCTCTATCAAGCCCGGTGATGCGCGTAGTACGCCAGCGGCATAGTTGTATTCAAGCTCTTGCATCAACCATTCAGTAGCAGTCTGCCTGCTGATAATCGGGTCGTTGAGGGTGACTCTGGTTCCGTCAGGTTTGTAGACGGTTCCGTACCCGATTGTGGGATAACCAGCAGGACAGATATACGGTTTAGCAGAGAACCCCTCGAAGTGTTTGCACAGGATCGCCGCTTGTTCTATGGCCTCATCGAGTGCGCTCATACACTCGACCGACAAACCAGAACGAAAGAATCATGTTCAAAACTGCCATGTCATCTACGTTCCACATCGTCGTCAAAACTGCCTTCCATTCACCGCCCTGTTCGAGGGCGATCAAAAAACTAGCCAATTTGACCGCGGCGTACGCTAACACAAAGAGGTACGTCACGAAAGGCCGAACCAGTGCAGAGATGGCAGCGACCCACTTGCCTGCTGCACGAGCCGTCGCAGACTGTTCTTTGAATGCTTCGCTGATGGCATCAAGTTCGTGGATCGTCATCTCGGCTTCGGTCTGACGCATCGCGATCTCGCCACGGACCTGCGCGAAACGCATCTCGGCATCAAGCATGGCAAGCTCGTGGACGCGCTCGTTCTTGCGATCAAAGAACTTCATCGCCTCCGGGGCGAGACGTAACACGCCACCGAAGACGCCACCGAGTAGCGTCTCCCACATTACTTGTCAGCCTTTGTCGTATTGAGCTGGTTGATCAAGTTGAAGATGTCATCGAGCGTTCGGCGGATGTGGTGAATGTCGTCTCGGTAGTCAGCTTTGGTGACGTAAACGTGCGGCATGTTGCGCACATCCTTGTCGAGCTGGTTAATCGAGCGACTGATGTTGTTCAAGATCCAGCCGCCCATGAAACCGGACAAGCCGACCAAGATATTGAAAAGCATCTGCGCATCCATCATCACACTCCCAAAACAGCTCGACGCGGGGCCGATGCCGCGATTTGTTCGGCCTTAGCAAAACGCTCTGCAGCCTGACCAGCGATCGGAGCCGCGGCCAGAAGGGCCTGAGCCTGCGCCTGTTGCTGTGCTGCCATGTCCATCATTGCCAGCTCTTCGTCGGTGCGCATCGCCTTAGACGGTACGCCGTTGGCCTCAGCAATGATTTTGACCGCCTCGTCTGCATTGATGCGGCGCAGGACCGACATGTCGCCAGAAGCCTGAGCAACCGGCAGCATGGCCTCGACCGTACGCAAGAGACCAGCGGCCTCTTCGGACTTCATCAATCGAGCCAGCGGCCCGGTGTACTTCGGCAGGATCTCGCCGCCAGACATGATGTAGTCCATGAGCTGCGCAGGCGGTTCCGGGATCGCACCGTTGGCCTGCAACAGGTCGAGTTCGCGCTCGATGATCGGCCCTAAGAACTCCGACTGCTGGCGTCCCATGGTGGGACCTAACAGCGCACCCTTCTCTTGCGCACGTTGCAGGACCTCGGTCGCGGTCATAACCCGGGGGTTTTCGACAAGGATCTGGAACAGCGTGATCAGGAACGAGTCGTTCACTGCTCGACGCTTCTGGTCCGTCATCTCGATCCCGATCGGGATGTTGCCCGGAGTCTGGAGCGGCTGAACGAGCGGTGTTCCATCCTCTCGGAGGTAACCATAGTTCAATGCATTAGGACGCACGGAGAAGGCGTTTAAGGCCCCTTCTTCGGTCAAGATGAGCGGAGGGTCGACCATGCGATGCGAGACGCGCAGCAGGGTCTTCTCCATCTCCTGCAAGCTCTTGATGTCGGCGAGGGCTTCCATCGCAGGCGACCGGCCGTAGATCTCGCGAGGGCCGGTAACGTATCGGCCGACAGCGTACGGCATGACGCGGAACCCGGACTCGTCTAGCAGGACATTGTCCTGACGCGAGACGTATCGCGAGATGTAGGCCATCCCTTGGCCACCAGCCATGCCTTGCTTGTAGTCAGGATTCGGCCGCACACAATGCACGAACTCGAACGTGGTGTTCGGCGTGGACTTGAGCTGAGACAGGATTCCTTGCGGGACTTTGCCCTGCCAGCTCGGGACCTGCGCAGCCTGTCGAGCGGTGAGCTGGAACGAACGATAAACCGTGTCGACGCGGCCGGTGTGGTCGAGGTCGATCACCAGCTCGGACAGCGGGATCGCTCGATACCGCAGCGTGACGCCGGGGATCTCGTCGATGAACAAAGCCGAGGTGCCGAAAGCACCCAAGCTCATGTAGCACTCGAAAGCCTGCGAAGCGAAGTTAGCGGTCGGCGCGTATCGCTGACGGAACAAGATGTCGCGGATCGTGTCGCACCAACGCTGCACAGCGATGTCGTCGTCGAGTTCCGGGATGCCAGTCTGCAATCCGTGCCAGAGCTGCGTCGCAGGTGTCAGCATCGAATCCATCGCAGCAGCAAACCGCGGCAAGGCGCGTTGCGCAGTCGAGTCGAAGATTTTCTCCGATCGCTTCTCGCCCGGTGTGCGCCATCCCGTCATCTCGGCCATCGTCGGCCAGACTCGTTCGGCTACTTCCTGCCAATGCTGTTCCCATGTGCCACGAGCGCCCTTCAGCCGATCGTAGCCTTCAAGAACTTCAGCTGCGCGTGAATCGGCCATTAGATCGGCACTCCATCAATCGTTAAAGGATCACCAACTACCGCTACAGACGGAGTTGGTTCTGGCGTCGGCTCAACAACCGGCGGCTCAACACCATCCGGCAACGTCACGACGTACTCACATTCTACCCACGCCATCTCGCCGTGGTTCCAGTTCCATTGGTAGCCGGGGCGGTCAACAGGCTTGGGGTCACGCACCACCCATTCGCCGTTCAACCACGCGACTTCCTTGCCCTCTGGCGCTTCTGGCTTGGCAGGCACTTCATACCAACCCTTGTTGTTGTCGATGACTTCAACCGGGTAGTGGCCTTTGAAACTATAGAGTGTCATGGTCTACCTCACAGAAGCGGGAACGCCGTAGTCGGCGGGGTGAAGTTGCTGGTGTAACGGGCGATGCCTTTGGTAACGCGAAGGTCGTCAATGTAGCCGGTAAAGTAAGATGGCGAACCGCCAATCGTAAATCCATTAGAAGCAATCAACGGCCTGTTAGCAGAATTCAAATAGACGTTGCTATCAGAGTAAGTGCTGCCAGATTGAGTGCCATTAACAAACATCTTGGTTGAGCCAGAAGCGCGACAGATTGCAAGATGTACCCAAGCGTTTGTTGGGATGGCTGATCCACCTATAATTCTATCGGCAGCATCTACAAACAGAACAGGAACGCCAGTCCCTAAATACCAAGTAATGTATGCCCCAGAAGTTGAGGTTGGTCGCCAATCCAACAGCATTGCAGACTGGTTGGTTGCGGAATAAACCCACATCTCAACCGTCCAATCTCCGCTACCAAAAGCGTATAAATTTGAAGTCGCTACGTTGGGAACAAGGTAATCCCCCGTCCCATCAAAATACATTGACGACCCGCCGAACTTGCTCTGCGTCGTGCTGATCTGCGCGTTGCCCACCGTCTCAAGGTCGTTCTTGGACGTAGCGTCGTAGATGCCTGCGTTTGTGAAGTTGAGCAGGAGGCGAGTGTTTGCGTCGGATGTAAGTGGCGTAGTCGGCACAGCCGAAATAGTACGCGCTGATGTTGAAAAGCGAGTGCTACCTAAATAACCCTTGAACGGCGTGACGTTGTAATACGCGCCAACAGAAAAGTTTCTGGTCTGGGTTCTGTTGGTAAGCGTTGTCGTTCCGGTCAACGTATCAGCAGTTGTTTTGTTAACGTAGATGGAAATAGCGTTGCTGTTTACAACAATTGCAAAGTAGTTCCATGCGTTCAGTTGAAGCACGGAATCGCCAGTACAACTTTTAACCGCACCGTCGTACCAGTACAGTTGAACTTTTCCTGCGGTAGTAATGTCAGCAGATATGACCTTGGTGTCACTTGCAGACGTTGGCGACATATCGCCAATGACGCTAATAACATTGGCGAACGTCGTTGGATATATCCAGCATTCAATCGTGAAAGTGGACATACTGGTAGACGTTGAAAGGTTTGCGGAGCCTTCGAGGTAATCCCCACTCCCATCAAAATACCCACTCCCGCCATACGTCGCTGCACTCCACGCTGCCGTGGGGTTGAACGGGCTGAAGGCTTGGACAGACACATCACCGTTGCGCGTGATGGCAAAGGCGTTGGTGCTGTTGTCTACAAAACGGTTGCTCTGACAGGTCAGCAGGGAAGTGTTGGTGATGGCGGTAAGCGGCGTTGTTGGAGGCGTGAATCCAGATGTATAAACCGCAGAAGTCACAACTCGGAGATTAGATATATACCCTGCCGCCGTCGGATAAACGGTGGTGTTGTAATTTTCTGCTCCAATGTATGCGGTTCCAGAAAATGTTGCGCTTGATGTTCCGGTTCCAACAGATACGCCATTTATGTATAACGTCAATGATGTTGAGTTGCGAACAAACGCGATGTGATTCCATTGATTTGCAACAACTTGTCCAGCCGATCCAGAAACTAAATATGCGTTGTTTGACAAAACCCTTGGCTGGCCCGTTGTAGAAATAAATACAGAAAATCCGGTAGATGTAAAATCATCGCCAAGACCAAACAAGATTGTGGTTGCAGAAGTGCTTGTTATGTAAACCCATCCTTCAACCGTAAAACTGCTGCTCAACGATATAGAACTTCCCGCTGTCAGGTAGTCGCCCGTACCATCAAAATAGTTCCCCCACCCCGTCTGCGAGAACGGCGAGAACGTACCCTGCGTCGTGTTGCCGTTGCGGGTGATGCTGAAGGCATTGGTAGACGAGTCTAGGAACGTATTGTTTTGCGCTCCGTTGGTGCCGTTACCGGGCAGCAGCAACGTCGTCAACTCAAAGTACGGGTCAGGTACCAGAGGTGGTTTAGCCGCCAGCAGTAATTGAATAGCGCCGGACATCTTACGAGACGTTCCCCGAGATCACGCAGACTGTGCCGCTGATGAACAGAATCGTCGCCACGCCTCGCGTTGCCAGCGTCACACTCGCCTTGTCGCTGTCGGTTCCAGCGATGTAAGCGGTCGTGATTGTGCAAGTGATCGTGACGTTGCCCGAGGTGTTGTTGAACACGGACACAATGTCGCCAGCCGAGAACGTCGCATCTGGGATCGTGATGCTGCCGCCGGAGCCAACCTCAATGAAGAGGCCAACGTCGGTCGTCGCCAGCGAGTACGAAGTTGTCTTGGCAGATCCAGACTTTGGTACAGCGCGAAGTTTTCCGCTGGCATCCTCTACGCCGCCACCAAAGTAGGCTTTGGTAGAACCCGCGCCATAGAAGCCCCAGTTCGTACCCGCACCGGATAGGCCAGAGTCGGCCAAGAACCCGTACTGCGTCGTGACCGTCGAGCCTGCACCGAGCGTACCCTGCTTCGCGTAGAAGTGCGCGTAGGTCGGCAACGTGAACGAGGCAGCAGTCGTGTTGAGGATGGACTGGTAGCCGACAGCCGAAGTCGTCGCGCCGCTCGGGACTGTGCCGTTTGCGCTTTCGTGAATCGAGGTGCCGGAGTCTACTGCCAGCGTACCGCCGAGTTGCAGTTTGACGTTTGCATCCGCAGTCTGACCAAGGCCGAAGTTGCCGTCGGTATTGAGCCGCATCTGCGTAGCGTTGTTCGTCTTGAAAAGCAACGGCAGATAAGTGCCAGAGCCATTCTTACTAGCACGAATCTCATGCGCGGTTGATCCAGCAAGGATGTCGATGTACCCAGCATTGTCTGGGTCAGCAGCGTTGAACGCTCTCCATGTCGCGCCTGTGCCGGAACCGCTCGGGATCGCAAACACGCCTGTTGAGGAGTTAGCGGCCGTCGTCTGGAAGCAGAGCCGGTTGGCCCCAGTCGCGTTGCTAAAGTCAGCGTAGAAGCGCAGACCGGCACCAGTCACTGTGACGTTGCCGGAGCCGTCTATTGTCCAAACGCTGTTCTTCAATAGCTTGCCGGTTGTGCCGTCGAATCGCGCGATTGCGTTGTCGGTAGCCGATGCTGGGCCTACAACGTCTCCAGAGCCACCGCCGCCACCGGAGGCAGCGATTGTGATTGAGCTTGTGGTTTTGGTCAGCGTAATGCCAGATCCAGCCGTTAATGGCGCACCGACAATGGCTGCAACCGTCGCCTTCTTCGTCGTCGGCCCAGTGGCGTCGACAATCGGCAGCACGTCGTTACCGGAATCGATGTCACCGGATGCCAGCGTAGCGAACTGGGAAATCTTTTTGTCAGCCATTTTGAATCCTCAATCCTTCAGGCAGGACTGGTGGTGGAGCGATGAACTCGTCTTTAGCCTCGTCGTATGTGAAGCCAATACCAGCGAACACGCCGCGAAAGCTTGCGTTGTAACTCGTCTGCACCCAGCGACCGCCAAAGAGGTTCTGGCAAAACTGAACGCCA